TAAAGTTAGCATCAATAATCTTTCCAAAATCATGTAAGGTCTTTTTTTCTTTTACAGTTTTGGAATCTTCTAACTCTAAGTTGGCTTCAGCACACAATGATAAAAACTTAGTATCAAGTAAGTTAAAATCAAAAGAACCTGTTGTATATTTATTAGCTAAAACAAATTCTTGTGCGATTCCTCTCTGTGCACCTGCACCACCTTGAGTTCTTATTCCAAATAGATATCTCAGTATCCACATAGGTGGATCACTTATATAAGTATTAATACTACTTGGAGAAAGGTAATTAATACCATGTGCACTGAAGGGATTGTTGCTTTTCATTAAAATTATTCAGTGTCAATTTCAACGTCAACAAACTCATCAACAGTGTTTTTATCCTCTGAAGATATTACGTTCTGCCTAGCATTAGTCTTGGCATCCCACTCTTTATATATATAGTCATTATAATTTTTAATCCAATCTAAAAATGATGTAAATGTTTCATTATCTTTTGATATAACAGGATTTGTCTTTTTAAAATTTATACTAGCAGAGGGTGTAAAAAAGCTTGAGCCATTTGGTAATGGATTCTCAATTAATTTATCTAAAGTAACATTATGCTGTAAAGGCAATATTTGCTTCTTAGAATACTGATCAAAAATATCTCCTAATATTTTATAAGCAGTTTTATTATCTATTTCCCAAATAAAAGGTATAGAGGATTTCACTTCAACTTTTTCACCTTTATCGTTGACGGGATTGTCTAAATCAATAGTTCCAAATATAACACGTACACGTTTAATCTGCCTAATTAATTCTTGTGTCTCATTAGGTAAAGATTTAAAATCTTCAACATAACCTGTAGGTTTGCCACAGTTAAATTTGCCTTGATTATCTTTTAAATCAATAGCAAGTGTATCAGACATTATTGTTCTATGGAACTCACCTTTTGATTCTCCCGGTTTTGGATTAGGGTAAGAGACATATCTTCTATACATAAATCTTTGCATAAAAGGTCTGATTGTAGCAGTTGTTGAATAGACATACTCTGATGTTTCGTCTTTAAGAATTTCTAATCTGTAACACCCACCTTCAACAACTTCAATGTTCATCATCTTACCAGCTACTTCACGCTGACCTTTAATTGGTGAATGCCAAATTCTTAATCTGTTTAAGTTATTTACTTTCTTTGGCTGATTAGGTAATCCAGTGGATAAACCCATAGCCTTTGCCATATTGGCATAATTATCTGTTTGAATTGTAACTAAATCTGTCAAATTTATCTCCTTGAAATTCTAAGTTATATCACGACTCTTATTTTGTGTCAAGCCAATTATCACCTATCTTTGATTCTAAAAGTAAGGGTACATTAAAATCTATTTTATATTGTAAGTTGATCATAGGCACTATATTTACATTGACATCTTCAATAATTTTATTGACTACATCTATTTCATTAGGATGAACGTCAATTACTATTGAGTCATGTACCGTATTGACAATACAAGATTGTACATCAGTGAGTCGTTTATCTATCTCCATCAATACTAATGGCACAATATCTGCTGTAGCAAACCCTTGTACTGGATAATTTTTTATCTGTGTAAAGTTTGTTACATCCCCACTTGCTTTCCTAACAACGTTTGGAAAAGAGTATTCCCTACCTGAGGGTATTCTAATTTTATTATCTGTTATAGCCTCTTTAGCCAATCGGGAATGCCATAACCTAATTTCCTTGTACTTCTCCGTGAAGTGTTTGTAATATGTAGCTTGAGCAGCCGATCTGCCAAATCCTGTCGCTCCGTATAACGGTGCAAACGTATGTGCTTTCGCATCTTGGCGAGAAGTTTTTTCCCCAGCATTAGTAATAACGTCAGCAGTATAATTGTGCACATCAAATCCATCTTTAATCTCCTTCATTGCTGTTTTGTCTTGTGATAAATAAGCGGCAGTTCTAAATTCTAACTGTGCAAAGTCAGCTTCTAAAATCTTACCACCTTCCCAACGTGAAACAAATACCTTCTTAACAGGAAATGTACCACCTCTAGGCATATTCTGCATATTAGGGTCTGCTCCACTAAATCTTCCTGTTGCAGTTCTATGCTGTAATAATCTTACGTGCAACATACCATCTGTCTTTACGTGACTTTGTATGCCTTCCACAAAAGAAGAAAGATACGTATCTAATGCTGATAATCTTTGTATGTCGTTTAGAAAGTTAAATGCCCTCATTGAATTATTGCGTCTTGCAGTATGTTGTAATGTATCCAACATCTTTTTATTCACGCTAAAACCATTGGCACTAACCCATTTTGCACTAGGAGCGTTAAATTTAAATCCAGCAATCTGTCCTGTTGATTCAAATATAATACCATTACCATTGCAAGAAGGGCACTTAGGTGGTCTAGCATAGGGTGTGCCATCCTTTTTAAGTTTCTTCATCAATCCCGTTCCATTACAAACTCTACACTTTATAGCTCTTGTCTTGTAAACTATGTTAGAATTAGCATTGATGTTTGCTTTAAAATCGTCTTTGGACATATAAGGTGAAAAGTTATTCTGCCATGTTAATTTATCTTTTGGCTTTCTACTATAAATAATCCATGACAACTGCTCTGGACTATTTAAATTAATAGGTGTATCACCCATGAGTTCTCTTACTTGTTCTTTCAATGCTCTTTCAATCTGCAACTTTTCTTTTTCAAACTCTAATCTAACATCTTGTAATACATTAACATCTACCTTGAAACCTCTCTTGTATATTTTGGCTAGTGTTACACATACTTTGTTAGTAAACAAAACTGTATCCATGAGAGATGCATCAGAAGAATTAAGTTTAATATTTTGCTGATGTGCTAGTTCTTGTGTTGCGTGTAAATCTGCACTTAGGTAATGTGATAATTCTTCTCTTGGTATTTCATCTACACCCATACCTTTTGCGAAATATTGTTTAAGAGTATCTTGTTTTTGTGTCTTTAACATATATCGTTCTGCACAAGCTTCTAAAGATAAAGGAGCTTTGTTGCCTCTTTGTAATATGTATTCAGCTAACATTGTATCAAAAACAGGGCCATCATATTTGAAGCCTGATTCCCATAGCCACATCAAATCATAAGCTATGTTGTGTCCAATTAGGATAGTAGCTCTGTCTAAACAATCTTGTATGATGTTATTCCATTGTACAATAGGGCCATCAACATTGCAGAGATGTTCTTTGTTATTATCTTCAAGCATACCGACCATAATTAATTTATTAGTAGGTTCAAATGGATCAAGGTGCATTTTACCATCTCTTTTTGTTACTGTATTTTCAACGTCTATCGTTAGTTTCATTTAGTTTCTCCTTATGCTTTTTTAAATATTTAACTGCTCTTTTTAATATCTTTAAATTGTCTGAAAAACCACCTAGTCCTGTATTACATTTATGACATATCCAACCTCTAAAGGTATTGGTCTCATGACAATGATCTAGTACCCAAGACTTCAATCTTATTTGACCATACTTACTAAGTTTATCTAATGTCTTGTTGCAAATGCCACATTTGTAATTTTTACTAGGATATGGATTTTCTCTTCTTAGTTTTTGTATAACTTGTCTATGTCCATTCTTACATGATCTACAAGTTCTCTTAATCTCTCCCGATGCCATAACAGCAAACTTTGTAATAGGTTGTCGTATGCCACACTTAATGCATACAACACCATCTTCAGTTGGGTTATCGTCTTTGGGTAAGTTTTTAAATAAAGTATATTGGCTCAAGGTTCGTATCTGCCTTTTTTATAATGAAGAGTACAATGTCTTGTGCCATGCCAACCTGTTAATTTGTTTTTGACTACATTTAAATGTCTTTGTAAATCTTCTGCATCGGGATCATCATCTTGTTTGGGTGGATTCTTAGCTATCAAAATCATCAAATCAGCTTCCGCTGCTTTACCTGTCCTACTGCCTTCCATCATAGATTGATTTAATAATACTTTTCCTTCGGCATCTGCTGATAGCTGAGACATATAAAATATTGCACACTCATGTTCTTTGGCAATCATTCTTGCGTATATGGCATTAGCTTTTAATGCTTCATCGGGTCTAGCAAAACCTGCTGTTCTAGCAAACTTATCTCCCATATCCAATACAACAATGTCAGGCTTGTAAGATTTACATACACTTTCTACCCATGACATATCTCTACCTGTTGCATCTTTTATTTTAATCTTATCTTTGATAGGTGCATACAAGTCTCTAGCTTTATTTGGTTCTTGCTTTATTTGATGCATAGTCATACCTGTTGAAGCAGTTAGATATCTAGCACCTACTCTATGAGAACCTTCTTCATTACATAGCACTATGCAATTAGCACCTTGTTTAGCAAAACCATTTGGTGATGCGATAATGCTTGCATGAAAACTTGTCTTCCCAGTATTAGGTCTTGCTCCAACTTCAATAAGATGTCCAGCATTGATGCCACTTATATGTCTAGTCAATGCAGGTATATTAAAATTCCATCTAGCTTCTAAATCATTTTTTGCTAATAAAGTATCTATTTCCATATCATCCCATTCTACATTTAAATCAGGTGTAAAGTCATCTTTGTGTTGCTCTAGTAGTAAACGTAAAGGTTCTAAACTTGATTGTGTACCATTCACATATTCAAACCCTAAATTAGCTACATCTTCTCCTACAACTCTTTGAAAGAGTTTAGATAAGACTTCTTGAGCTATGTCTTTGCCTAAAGGTTGTTCGTTTTTAATTTGTGTAAATAAAACTGAGTACGCTTGTTTTTGAGAGGTAGTCATTGTCGGATTGTTAGCCATAAACAATGCTTCAATCTCATCAGGTGTTACTGATCTAGAGTACCTTTCCATAGCAATATCAATTGCTTTTTTAACTTTGCTTGTTTCTTTATTGAATAGTCGATTTGGACATTTTGCACCTCTGTGTTCATCATAGAACTCTTTGTCCATGAGGCTTCTTATTAATGACAACTCCATTCTAATTTCTCCTTTGGGGTTAAGCTGTATAAATTAATTATATCTTCTGTGTTAAAGTATTTTAAGTCATCTTTTAGCTTTAAAACTTTTACATCCTTTACAAATGTTCTAAGTTCTCTAGCAAATTGCATTGTCTTTGGGATAGCGTCAGGGTCTAATGCAATTATTGCAGTTGAGAATCGTGCTAAATATTTTTTATGCTCTTCAGACAATGAAGTACCCAACACAGCTACCCCTAAATACATATCACTGCCTATGACAGAGGCACTAACACAATCCTCAACTACTACTGCCACTTTACCACTACCAAAGGTAAAGGGCAATCTCGTTTGTCCATATCTTTTCCATTTTGGAAGTAAATTCTTTAATGATCTTCCTACACCATCTACAATACGACCATCATGTTTGATAGGAAACACAACTCTTTCTTCTTTGACATCATAATGAATGTCAATTTTCTTTGGGTCTAAATCCCAACGTTTACACCATTCAATAACATCATCTCTGCCTTCATAAGAAACTACATGGCTTGGTAAATCTGTTCCCTCGTAGGGAAGAGTTTTTTCTGCCTCTTTTTTAGTCACTTTAGATTGTATGTCTTCAGCAGATAATCTTACTTTATGTTTGCCTGATACATCACAAGATGCTTTATAACAATTATAGAGTAAGAATCCCATTTCATTTGTAACAGTAAAGGTGTTATGTCCATTACATATAGGACA